GCCTCGTTCGCCTCCTCCCTTCCTATATGTTACAACATAAGAAGCAGCGGGGGTTGGTAAAGACCCTTTAACGCCGTCGCCAAACGTTAGCGTTACCCCATAATCAGAAGTGTAATCCTTTTCAAAAATGGGTTGGGTGGACCCAGACGCCAAGTACAGTTTGGAAATTTCATTATAAATAGTACCTGTTCCTTCGCTGGATGACACGGAAATACTCCCCTCAATAATAGAGGCGTCATTAACCACGACCCGCTGTATGGACTGTCCGGTGTTGAAGCTGCCTGTTTGAGTACCCAAAGCTCCCTCTAAGAGAATTAAATCATTCCACTGAGCGCCGTTGCCGTCTGCGGAGTCCGAGCGGGATAGTTCTAAGTCACCTCCATCCATCGCTAGCGTACCATTAGCATTTTGTTTGTACAAGGTATATGTTAATATTCCGGAGTCTCTAGTGTTGGGTACATTGAATTCTCTAGCGTTTTGTGATACTATGACCTCCGGGTCGCCGCCTGGTACTGCCGGGTTTGCGGTAAGTACTCCCGTGGCTTTACTCGCTGTGGGACCTTTCATGGACACGCCTATTAATTTCAGAAGCTTATTTAAATTGCCTACATTCTTGACGGTTGGCAAGTACATTTCATTGGCTGTCATATCAGCTTTTAACGACATCTGTGCCGCCATATAAGCGAACAATTCCAAAAGCATCTGTCCTAAGTCGGACGTTGCAAAGTTATTGTAATCATTAGGGTATACTGCTTTTAAATAATCTCTAAAGGCGACTCTATATTCATCAAAGTCGCTAAGGGAATAGTCAATCAAATCAGCCTTCTTGTTATCAGGGATAATACCTAGTTTAGCAAAGTCCGAGGAAATTGAACCATCAAACCCTGAAACATTATACAGTCCCCGAAAAAATTCATCAAGTGTTGTCATATTGTTATCTCCACGGTTTCGTCTCTAAGTAAATCATCTTTTAGTGCCATTCTTAGAGTAATGGTAAGAGTATGTTCGTTTTGAACCAGGTCCAGTTTCTTAACAACTACTCTAGGCTCGTAAGTATTAATTGCTTGTACTATCTGTTTTTTAAGACCATCAGCTAGCAAAGGGTCATTTTGGTCAAAAACACCCATGCGAAGACCTGTCCCATAATTAGGTCGCATCACTCTTTCACCTTTAGAGGTTAAAAGGAGTTGAATTAGACCATCACGAATAGATTTAATACCTTCATTGTATGTGAAAATACCCCCGGTTCCACTAACATATAAAGGGAATGCAACACCCTTCACAAACTTCCTTTTAGAAGTAGTAAGGTATTGTAAATGAGGGTTGTAATCTATTGCCATTCTAATTTAATATTTTTAAAGAATCCCGCTTGAGAGGTGTAGTTCGCGTTAGCTTCAGTTATATTTAGAGGTTTCGTATAAATCTTAAAACTACCTACAAAGCCGTCTAGCCCGCTACGAGGTACTTTTTTAGTGACTGAGCGCCCGGACATTGGGGGTGAGTGTTGTCCTTTTATATAAGTATCAGAATCTACCGTAATAAGTTCTTCGCCTGTGTTGTAAGTATGGTTGGTGTTGGAGCCTAAAAAACCTAAAGGGTAATGGAGACCATTAGGTCTAACGGATATGTTATCAGTAAACCCACCACCTATTACCCAAGGAGTAAATACAGGGTAGTTGACCCTGTGGGTATTGGATTTGGCGTCCTTTATATGTGAACCCATAAAGCTCTCCTCCCACGGGAAGCAGTTCACTACAGGGGTAGTTGGAGCATTTTTTTGAGTAAGTTTAGTCGGTATTGTCACGGTCCCTCCGATAGGGTTATGGTCAAAACAATCAGACAGAGACGAGGCTGCTAGGAGCTCGCCATCTAAAAAGACAGATATCTTGTCGCTGTTATAATCAAAGGAAACATTGAAGTGAGTAAATGTAGAACTTACATCTTGTAGGCTTTTGCCAGAATCTGTAAGATAGGATTCTTTAACCTTCATACCTAACTCACTAGTGTCTGTTCTGGCAGGTCTCATGCCTACTGAAGCATCAAAAGTTTCGGCGATACAGACGCTGTGACCCCAGTTCTTATTCGAGTCGGTGGTAGTAAGGTTCTGTCCTACGGTAGGTAATACGACGAATTCTAGCCCGCTAGTGTTAGCGGAGTTCGGCTTGCCTCTATCTCGAAAACCCATTATCAGTCCATGAGTTTTTGTTAAGTCGGGAGCTTTCGCCGATATACTTGCGTTAATATCGGGCAAAGCTCTAGCCGCATGTACGAAAGTTTTATCTACCGGACCACTATTTTCATTCGCCAATATTAATCTGTACCTATGGTCCACCGTCATCGCTGAATGCACGTTAGGTACATGAGTCCAGAAATCAAAGGAAACCCCTTCGGGTTTAGGGTAGAATAAGTTGTCTAATTTTCTAGACCCGTTGTAAGGTAGTCCCCTATTTAAATAATCAGTAAACGAGTTCGGTAGTTGTGCGTAAGACCCTTTAATTTGAGTATATCCGCTTCCCCATTTTGACTGAGCATCTAATACAGTTCCGGTCATATACGCTATCCCTGTCCCAGATGGGAAAATATGATTAATGTCGTAAGCCACTAATTTAGCGTCCAATCTAGTGGAACCCTCAGCGGCGTTGTTTAGAGTTCTAGTGGTAGACGATGCCTGAACAACGTCGTCAGCGCGTAGAAAATTATAACAAATTAAAAGATTATCGGTAACGATATCATCAGTTATACTTTTAACTACTGGCTGCGTAGCACTATGCGCTCTAGCGTTTATCGCGCTGGGACCCTCTGAATGCGCCCAATCTCCTAGCCCAATCTTATCCACCGCCAACGCATTTACAAAAGAGAATGGTTTCCCCGGCGATACCACAAACCGTGGTTGGTGAGGAAACACGACTTCATCTAAATCTTCTGAGAACAAGGTTACTTTCTTTTGAAAATCTACCTTAGGGTTCAGTCCAGAACCTCGAAAGAAAGAAAAATCATTAATAGGTATTCGGGGAATGGGGCTGAACCCTCCTTTTGATAACTCAATACCGCTTGATGTTAAAGACTCAGCAGCATCACCGGCTTCTTTTCCTTTCAGAGTCGCGTACTTACCCAGGAAAGAGTCGGATGGATTCCACTCTAAAATAATCCCTTCCCCATGTACAGGGTCGTCTGCTGTAGTTATAAAATATCTCTCAGCTCCAAATGCCGCAGCCAATGAGAGTTGCTTCTTTCTCTTTTTAATTTTTACATCATAAACCGACGCCACTGCGTTTAACTGGGCGTAGGAGTTTTGAACTAATGCATCATCCACAGAGTACCCTAGAGGACCCAAAAGTTCGTGTAGATGTCCAGAAACATCTTGAATATGAGTAGCTTTATCATCCTCAAACTGTTGTATCACATCATCATGTTCAACGAAAGCTAAGTAAGTAGGGTTATCGGGCTGAACCTCATAATTCAAATCGAAGATAGTGCCTATAGCATCAGATATCTCATCTTCAGATAAGGGGGTGCCTCGCCCTCCTTTATTTGCTGCATACTCTAAATTCCACATAGTACTCGATGCACTTTGAGGTATAATTTGAGGAGGCAGTCCTCCTTTACGAGAGTCATAGTAAAGTCCATCTTTCGATAATACAAACTGTCCTTTGGTAGAAACAGGAGGACCGTACACTAAATCAAAAGTGGGTTCTGCAAGAGGGTCTTCTTCCAGTACCTGCGCTTTTAACGCAGCAAGCATTGCTTGATTTTCCCTGTAAGGTTGGATAATCTGGGATTCAATAAAGTGCTTATTATTTGCTATTACCTCTTTAGCGTAATCAGACACCTCAGGTAAATCAATCGCGGACAAGTTTAGCTTAGGCTCTAAACAATCTCCTGAAGCGCGACAGTTTAATATTTCAGTTATAGAATCCAATGTTAATTGAATTCTGTTTAACTCGTTTTGGGCTTTTGCTCTTTTAGCAAGCGCTGATTTGACCCGGTCTTTAGTAAAAGTATTATCAGTAGCTATCCCTGTCACTGTGGTCTCCCCGAAGAAATTAGCTACTTCCGAGGTAAGCGCAGTGAGCTGTGATGCAGACGGCTCTTGCTCTACAGTACCCGGCACAAAGACAGGCGCTCCACTAGGGTTAATGGTCGTGTCCTGCAAAACCTCTATACCGTTCTTAATGGAAAGGGCGGGACCTATCAAATTGTCTCGCTGCTTTTTAGCATCTTCAGCAGAACCACCCCTAACGGAAACACGCCCCTTCAAGGGGTTTCTCATAGTATAAATCCCGCTTAATTTTTTAATGCGGGTATTGAGTGTAGCCACTTTTTTAGCTTGTTCCGCCTTATCGTTTAATAAAGCATTAGACAAGCTAACCAAAGTCTGGCTAGGCATTAAGCTTAAGGTTGAGTGGGCGAAAATCATACGGTTAATAGTTTGGGATGACCCTTAATTACTGAGTGTCCACAAGTTGTGGCGTCTCCTATCCTAGCGACGGGGAACCCCTTAACCCGTAGCTTAGAGCTAGTAGTGATAACCTTCCATACACCCGTAGCGTGTGGAGGATGTGGAAGCCCGAATGGCGCGTGTCCTGTGCCCCAAGCGGTGAGTAGAGCAATAGGTTTTCCTTGTATTCTTACATGGCAATATACAGGGTTTCCCAGCAAGGTTGCGGGGGGCGCTACGACTTGGTCGAACAAATAGGAAACAGGTTTTTGTGAAGTACTGTGCCATTGTGAACTACCCAAGCTGAGCGTCTTCTGTATGGACGCCGGTCTTCTGTACTTCATCGATATGTGGACCGGGGTGGCTCTACCTCCTGAGGGTGGCGGTATAGATATAAAGCCCCCTCCACCACCCGTCATAGGGGGTAGTAGTATCGGACTAAATAAGGTTAATAGGGTCATTCTATAGTATTTATATCTATTCGGGCATTTCTATAATTGTGCAATGGACGGACGGAGCCCATCCGTTTTCTGGAGAGTACTCAAAGTCGCCGCCTGTAAACCTATCCCCTCTACCTTGGTGGTAGTTTTTCGCTTGGTTATCGTAACCGTATCTTGTTATCGTTAAATAAACCTTTTCCGAAGGTTCAAGGTACACTAGTTCAGGGTGGTCGTATATGTATTTATACAAGTCCCAACTCTCTTTAACCATAACATTCCTGGCGTGGTCTCTACGTACTCCAGCGGGAGTGACAGAGAAAAGGTCAACAACACTTTCGAGGTGTCCAGCGGGAGCCGGTGGGGAGAAACGAACACCTAATAGAATTGCGGGGCTTAGGAAGGTATTGGTTATTAGCTCTATATCTATAGGGAGGTTTCTCCGACTAGATATAGCCTTATTAAATCCTGCGTCGGAAACCTGTAGCCCGCTAACATCGAAGTACGAGGGGAAATTGTGTGGTAAAGGAACCTCGGGAAAGAATGCACCCTGACCTGCTCCGGTTCCTGATGCAGTGGTAGTATTAGGGTCTGCCGTGAAGGGTGAACCTCTTTCGGATAGTACGTCTGCTAAACTAGCATTTGCGGTAATGGTTCTCTCTGGGGTTTCTCTATAAGAAACCTCCGTGGTACACATTAAATCATCCAGGAAGAGTGGGTCAGATGTTGCCGGTACGGTGCCTACCGTAGTTATGCCTGTGAATCTAATCCATAACGATTGACCGTCGTTTAAGGGTGTTGGGAATGTTATCGTATCATTGGACCAAGGGCTATCGTCTTTACCTTCAATTCCCGTTATTACTTGTGGTACCTTATCATAATAAAGTTTGGTTCCGTTGTGTTCGATGAAAAAATAATAGCTGAAATTTTTGTAATAAGAGTGGTTGCTGTCGAAAGAGGTTGGTAACCGTAAAGTCACTTTTGCTTGGTCTACCGTCGTCATCCCTATAGAATCTAAAATCTTGATAGCCTCTTCCCCAACAGCTCTGTTACTGTCTAGGTCTCTTCCATACCATTCATCCGTTTTAACGAGATTAACCATTATAGGATATCCACTCCTACTGGGGAAATCGTTACGATTGTGCTTCCTACTATCATTTGAATCGATGCGGGTGTCATAGTAAACGTGGAGGCGCCTACTGTCATTGTTATTTTGCTTCCTGCTGTTATCTTAACCTCTTTATCGGCATTGATTTCTGTGTTTGATGCTGTCTTAATTTTACAATTAGCTTTGTGCACGTCAACTTTAACATCTCCAGAACCCGCTTGTTCTATTGCAAAATCTCCGCTGCCTCCAGAAATCATATGGTGCACTTCCCCCGAGTTAGAAGTCCAATGAATATTCTTACCCACATAACCTTCTAAAGAGTCAGGACCTGCGCCTTCATCATTCCCGGCGCTACTTCGTATTTTAACTTGGTTATCGTTTTCATCTACCAGATGTATAATCTCGCCTCCATCTTTGGAGTCCGCGTCACTTAAAATAATACGCTTATTTCCGTGAGTCTTTACTTTAATCTCGTCTATATGCTTATCGTCCACATGCTTTTCGGTCATAGAGATAAGGTGCTGAGACGGATGCTTAATAATAAATGAGTTCGGCTGATTATTATCGTGGTATATGTTGCTATCTGAGCCTCCGTTGGTAGGAACTCCGTAAGTTCTTACCGGTGTATCGTCGGGCGCGGAGCCGTCATCAGGTATTTCATCTAAAATAAGGTCTTTCTGCCCGCGCTCATATGGTTGGGGTTTAGAATCAGAGGTCACAGTCGTAGGTACATAAACCCCTCCTAACCACATATAGTCACAAGGAGGGTCATCGGGACACATGTTTTTGGCGATGACGACAGTAGAGCCAATTCCAGGAGTCATTAACATACCATACCCTGCGCCTGCACAAGGCTGGGAGGCGTGGACCCACCTAGGGCTGGAGCCAAAGGGCTTTGCCTTCACATATAGTTTACCGGCATGGTCCCCGTCTTTCGCGTTAACAACCGTGCCTAGGAATATGATAGGGTCAACTTCTTTATCCTGGAAGGGAACTGTGGTCGGGTCGTCGTCAAACGCGGCTACTGCAGCCTCAGCCACACCGCCGAGAACTGTTCTATCTGCTAACCATTGTAAAACTCCCATAATAATATTACAGTACTAATTCACATTATGTTGATATGTTTTTCCGAATTTAGCCATTAAAGAAGCATCTTTCATTAAACTAAATTCAGTGATATAACCTTTTGAAGGGTCAATTTTATGTTTTAAACCTAAGATTCTGTACGGACCAGAGAGCCAGTGGTTGGACTGGGGAGACCTAGGTTCCCTTACTTCAAGAAGAAATCTCCGGTGCTGCATTTCTGCCACAGGGAGGTCCATCTCTGGAATCCCTAATGTAGATATTTTTAGTTGCCATGCTTCCTTTCCTACCTTTACCGCAAACGCAGCGGCGTTGTCAAAGACTCGATTTTCCCCGGTGTTAGTAAACTGTTCGACAATGGACAGGTCTAGCCGTTTTCTTAGAATGAAAGTCTTTTTCTGCTTAACCTTAAGCTTCCCGCCCTCCATTACATGAGCAATGTGTTGTCGTTGCTCGTTCTTCTGGGAGTCGATATTGGAAGTCGGGAATAGCATATTCTTCATATTTCGGTCTCTCACGATAGAAAAGAATATTCTAAAATCTTCGGCGCTGTATTTTTTATCATTATTCTCACCATAAACCAAGCCGTCAAATGCTTCTTGGTCGTGGGTGTACGCTTTAGCCATACTATCAAGAAAAGATATAGTATCTCCAGTAACTTCATTTACTGATTCCGCTGTATCTTTTTCGGTTCCAGTAATATCGGTTATTTTAAAGGTTACCTTAGACGCTCCGGAAACATCCGCAGAGCCTTCCGCTCCACTATGGTCTATAATGTAATTAATCATCCCCTGTAACTTATGACCGGCGTCTGCTTTACTCCCTCCAAAAAATTCTCTAAAGTCGTTTTGCTGCCTCACCATGTAATTTGACTGCATTAAATCGAACAAAGCCCTATTATCAGATTTAAAATCCAATTTACCTACAATAGAATCAGGAAACCCATACCGCATCCAAACCAGACCGTTGTGTTCTGGGGCATCGGACACAATTTCAGGGAAAGAATAAATCCGGTTAACCAGGAATTTCTGAGCTATGTCATGTCTTAGCACATGTTCAGACGCTATAATCAAAACCTGGTCATACTTTTTCAAGTCATTGAACCCTATCTCAATACGTTCGGCTTTTTCAACTTCTCCGTAATCTGCGGGCTTAGCCTGTGTATCCATTTTCAAAGCTACGGCTAATTCCTCTAGCTCAGTATTAGTTAACATATTTAAGTTAATAGGTTGCATAGACAATGGGTCCTGCGCTGTCCCTAAGATAAACTGATTGATAGCTTTAATTACATTTTTAAGTACCTTGTCTATAGGAGTAGACCCTATCGTACCTAATGTCGCGTAGTATTGTTGTGCCCCCATTTTTATGCCGGTCGATATTTTACCCCCTTTACTGTCGAGGTCGGGCTCCTGTTTGTATTCATCCGGCAATGCTACCTTCTTCCCACCAGGAAGTACCGTAGCAGTAAGTTCACCAGTAGCGTCATCGTGCTGTCTTTGAGTTGCGGCTAAGACTTGCATTACTGTTTTCTTCCCTTCGTTAGTGAGCTCGTAGTCATAAGCCCTACCTTCCACCTCAACCTCCGGATTACCTAGTACCTCTCCCGCCCCTTGTCGTCCAGCCAGTATACTTTCTAGGTCATTACAGCTCATGTCCTCACCACCTGTCCCAGTCCACCCGGCACCTTCTTCCATCACCAGTTCTACCGTTTCGCCAGTCGGATTACCCCGCCAGTCCAACTCGTACACTTCAACCAAGAACGGTTCTATAACATCCTTATCTTTAAAATCCGCTAAACTTTCCCCTACTAGCTGACCCTCTTCGAGGGTAAAATCAAATTCATCCTCCACTAGATTGGGCGGAGCGTCCTTCTTCCCCGATTGGTTCTTAGCGAGAAGAAACTGTTGTTCAGAATCAGACAAGGATATACCTAACTTAAGATTCATTCCTAGAGCGTTGAGTAGATATTTGTAAGCTTGCGCGATGATATTAGCATTTATTTCGCCAGCCTTCTTCTCGCTTTTATCTGCTAACTTGGCAAGGTCCGTAGGAATTTTAGACGTTAGAGATTCATTCAATGCGTCTAATTCCGCTTTTGAAAACTCAATCTCCCCTGAAGATATATCGTCCGGGGATTCCCCTGCCCCATGAACGTCTTTTCTAGCTTGGGATACTGTGTCATCCCCGGGCTTATTCAAAGCCATTACCATGCGTGCGAAAGCCTGGTCTATAGAACCTGTATAGGAAGGGAAGCCCCCTTGTAAATTACCCCAAACAAATGTTGACGGAAAAATCGATGCGTAGTAAGTTATTATCTCCGATACCACCTCTGAGGGTCGTCGGAATTTATCCTCGTCGATTATAGGAATGGTTACTGCGTGTCCTTTGTTATTGAATTTATCACTTTTGCTTGTGTAAGAAAAAGGGTCTACCAAAACCAAATTAACTTCTTTATCTTTATTAGCGGCTAACTTAAATGAAGCCTCAGTTAAAATAGCTTTATGGATTCTAGAAACCCCGTCCGTTCGCTTAGGACCGTACCCCCACCGAATAAACACCTGTGGCATAGTAGGGCTGGAGGAAGTGTCGAAGTTGGACGTTGCCAGCCCCGTCGTTCTTTCCTCATCGCGGACCATATTATCATAAGTACCTTTGTCCAAAGGGTATAGTTTCGCATAATGCTTCATTATACTATGCTCGAACTCAGCCGTAGGGTTTATCAGCTTTATCCTATACCCCATCTCACCCTTTTTTTGGTCGAAATTGAATTCAAAAGACCTTAAAGTGTTCTTTAAATCAAATATATCGTCAGTTCTTTTGTGTGAAGGATTTAATAAATCCTGCTTATTGAACGACATCCACACCTGCGGCACAAAGTTTGCTTTGAACGCTTTGGTTGTGGTGGGGTTGTCATGTATTCTAGGGTCTGCCATTTTATAACTGAGGAATTACTATCTGTTTTCCAGCTTTTAAATCTACAAGCTCATCAAAGATGTTGTTTGCCAAGTTTATAACCCACCATAAGTCCGGGCTACCGTAAGCATCATTAGCGATAAGGTCGGGTCTCCCTTCCATCCCAGCAGGTACTATCGCTAACTTCTTAGGCATACTATCAAGATTGTCAACAAAATTTTGAAAAGGTACAGAAAAGGATGTCACGTCCACGGGTTTCCCCCTGTGCATACGCGTTCTTTTATCAAAAAATCTATTTCGCTCAGACATTTAATCACTCTCGTCTACAGGTAAAGGGTCGATGTGACCGAGCCGATGAAGGGACTGCCATCCAGGAAGGTCTCCCTTAATCATTGAGTTGTCCGAATGTAAGTTCCCGTGTATTCCTCTCATCTCTTCTAATGTTAAAGCCACCTTAATCCTATTTGGGAATAAGGTTCTCGTTTCGTACCCAGCAGTTTCCACTACGGAAAGTTTGTACTGTTTTACAATACACGGAACGTTATTATAAAGACTTCCAAATTTTAACAGACAGATAGGAGGACCGGCAATTCGGTCGCCTCCGCTGTTAATAACTGAAGCCCTGATATGATTAACTGCGTAATGAAGAAAATCCATAACAGCATGGAACTTTTTGCCGGGGAAGGTTACCGCATTATGCTGGTACTCATTAAAATCATTAATGTTGGCTTGTCCTAATTTCTTTTCCCCACCAACACCGGACACGGCATTCGATTGCGGAATATCCTTGATTTCTTTTTTTAGACTAACGTCCCAAGCTACGATACGATTTAAATACTCTGTTATTTGGGGCTCATTTAAATCCTTCACAGTGCCTCCGCCTGCGCTTTGGCTTTTACCTAATAACCAACCCCAAGAGCCGTTACCCCGGAAAAACTCCGCGACGTGAGGTACAGTCATATGAAAGTTAACCGTCAACTTTCTTGGCTTCGTGTAGGTATACAATCTAGCAGTGTCGTTCCTGAGGTAAATCTTAGTTTGAGCGTAGTTAGCCTGCCTAGTCTCGGTGATTGTAGGGTTTTCGAAAAAGGGTAGGACTCGCGTTGTCTGCTCTTTTTGATTCGCTACAGGGTCAAACGCATAGTTAAAAGCGAGATATCCGCGCTCTTCTAGCTTGTTATCGAAGGGGCGATAGCTCGTACGTGTATCTAGAGGTAGATTTTCTCTATCTCTAAGGTCGGCGTAAGGGTCATTACCCCACACGAAATTAAGAGGTCGGACTAGGGAAGTATCGGCGGCGTCGGTGAACCCGTAGGTGTCCCCGTACCCACCCATTGAGTTGGGGTCTTGGTTAGGATTCGTTACACTCCATTTAGCGGGCTCTGCCGCGTTTGCAATGCCTTTACCAGCAACTTCGTCATTGGGAGTACCTTTCCACTTGGAATTCTCTTTAGCGCTCTCTAGCGCTTTGGGAACTATGTCCGAGTTTGGTGATAGGGGCGTTTGTTGGTCCCCTCCGAATAAATCATTTAAAAGTCCCATTATTGTGTGTCCCTGCCATCAAGCGCTTCCTGTCCTTGGTCCACTACGGTACCCGTTAATTCATTTCCCTCAGAGCGTTGCTCGTTGGCTTCGTTCGTCATCTGTGTTAACTCTCCCATCATGGCAGTATTAAGAGCCATATCCCGTGCAATAGTGAATAGAGGGTTATCCGTCTCGTCTCTCATCTGTTTTTCTTTTTCTAAGTCAATCAACTCTCTAAGGTTATCTTCTTGGCGTTTTTGGGCATCCAGGCTCTCATCGTGGTCATCCTTAGTCAGAGCGTAGACCCCGTACCCAACAGCGGCAACGCCTGCGACGATTGCAAGACCCGCTGCACCGGCGGCTACTGAGGCGCCAAGGCTTATCCCTGCCATCCCGGCAGATAAAGTAGATATATTTGTAACACCTAAAACCGTTTGGATAGCCCACCAAGAAGCCTCGGCGATGCCCTTGACACCAGCCCAAGCCCAGCCAGCTACTGTAGCGGCGGCAGTCCTCATATGTACAAGCAATCCTTTGTTCTGCGCTATCGATGTTGACTTAGCAAACACATTCATCTGGGTGAGAAGAGGGATAACGGCTAAGGACACTCCAAGCATATTCTGCAACAAATCCATCATAGTCATGTTCGTTTCAGTCTGCTCGGGGAAGTGCTCGCCCATCATCTCTGCGCGCCTCTCGTCTTGTTCGAGCATCTCCGCGAACAAAGCGTCATAATTCGCATCCCCTACATTGGCTGTTTCCATAACGCCATTGTTCACGTTCGTCAATGGGTCACCGTATTCCAGGGCATTGCCGCCTACCCCTTGTTCGGTCCCTTTGGTCAACATCATCGCACCCCCAATCATAGCCCCTAAGCTAGCAATTCCGGCTAAACCTCCCTTGGCTGCTCCGCCTGGGAAGCTGGCTTTCATTTTCTGAGCTGAATCTCTAACAGCGGCTACAATTTTATCTGTCCTCTGGTTGTCTCTCTTGTCCTTAATCATCGCGGGACCAGCAAATGCGGCAATCATACCGCCCCCTAGTATCCACGGAGCTAGACCTCCTAACTTCTCAATCCATCCAGCCATAGTTTGCAATACAGGAAGAATCAACATTTGGAGCTTCCTCATCGTCTCATCAAGAGTAGCCATGGCATCATTTTGTTTCCTTTGATTAACATCGGACTGAATCATACCATTCACAGCCTCATCTAGAGAGCCCCCGTGCTCATCTAACATTTTCTCAGCGAGGTTAAACTGCTCAGTGGTAATCCCATACTGCTTCTCCATTGCTTCCAAGATGAAAGGGGTGGAGACATCATTACCAGCCTGCTCCCGAAGTTCAACGATTTTCCTGGATATCTGCTCCATTCCAGCAGCCATGCCGCCTTCGCCTCCTTGGGTCATTTGCATAGGGTCTACACCTAGCATCATACTCCTCATCATACCAGCAGAGCCTGTCGTATAGTCCGAAATCATCTTGGTGGAAGCGTCTGCGAACTCCTGCCCTAAGGTTCCAATCATTCGGGCACTAACGACCTGCATAGCCTTAGCAGCTTCAGGACCAAAGGAGACGGTAGCTTTTAACAACGAGGACTTCATAGAGTTCATCGCAGCGACCATTTTATCACTACTTATACCGTATGTCTTAGAAGTACTGTAAAGAGTATCAGCAAGAGCTACAGACTGCTCCTCTCCCAAACCCATAGCCTGAGTGTTGGATATAATATTCTGACCTAAAGCTCCTACTCCCAAACCCAAAGATTTAGCTCCTCCAAGGAACCCTAAGGTGGATTCGCTCATTTGAGCCATACCTAGACCAGCAGCTTCTTTGAAGACAGCGATACTGTCTGACATGTTTAGTCCTTGGTCTTGGAAGCTCCTATTGAACTTCTGCATGCCATCCGCACCCATTTGGCTGGTAGTTATTAAGGTTCTGGTAAGGTCAGTGTTAGCTTGGGCTAAACCTCCAAAGACTTGTCTTAGGCTGAACATATTGGTGGTCCAGGCAGCAATACCTCCTATCAGTTTCTTGTTAACCGCTGCTAAGCCTTTTGTAGCGGTTAAATCCTTTTCTTCCGCTTTTTCCTGGGCATCCGCTCTTGCCTCTTGTTTCTCTAAACCAATAGCTACACGTTCTAGCATTTCGGCTAGAATCTTGTTTTGTTCGGACTTTTTCTTGTTTTGATTACCCATCTATATTCAGAAACGTAGAGACGTCTATAGTATGTAGGCTTCTTATCTTACGTAGGTCATATGTGCGAACGTACTCTTCGCGGTCTGGAAATGGTATATCTAGGGATTCCACATCGTTTAAACTTACATTAGTCCGTCCACCTAGCTCAGTCATAATCGTGGTTTGCTCATCCTGGCTAAACGCTCTTAAATCTACTCCGGTGAAATACTTCCTAGAAGGTCTTCGCCACCTACCATTCGAAAGCCACGCTCCGCCGTGCAAAAGTAAAATAAGTGCATTTTGAGATGATTTACTGGCTGTTGCGCTCCTATAATAAAAGGAGTAAACACTGCCTATAACTGACTTTACGCGAGATGTGGTACCTAGATGAACAGCACCTTTTTCTTCGCCGGGTAAATCTTTCGGCATTATTCGGTTCGTTTTAGAATCAGACATGACTATATTATATTTATATAATTAAAAAAGAATATGGATACAAATACAGAAATACTAGAGTTCTTAGACCAAGTAGAGTATTGTTTATCCTTAAGGTTTAAAGAAAAATGGAGACATAGGTTTAGTTCTCATTTTATCTCAATATTTCAAGAGAAAATCTTACTAGCGATGACTAATCAAAAACCTTTGAAACGTTCTTCTTTAATATCTACGTATACAAAAAAATATAAATACAATGAAGACGTGGTTATAGACTTCCTCACAGCTATTGATATAGAGAGTTATTACCCTATAGTATACGATGATTCCTTTTCAAAGCGCAGAAAAACTAGATTAGCAGAGGAAAAGAAACTACTTAGAAACGGAAACAGGGCTCAAACTAAGCCCGACTACTAGTCACCCTCAGCGGTTAGGCTTTATGCCTAGCGGTACTCTTTTCTTAGTAGCCTTTTTGGCTTTAATAGCCTCTTCCAGCATAGGTACTGTCCCTCCAAACTTAGGACACAATTCTTTGTATCCACACCAGTCACAGAACTGATTTAACATTGGAGGGAACTCATGCTTTTTTCGCTTACGTATCTCCCAAACCTTCTGAGTAAGCTTTTTCATATGAAGTCCGACGTGGTTACCAGTATATTTCACGGTAACCAGTTTATCGAGATGCGGATAGTAGTGAGCTAAGGTAATGTCCTCAATAGGTACTTTGTACATCTTGGACACTGCATATGCGTAGATTATCATCTGATGGTCGTTGAATAGGTCTTTCTTCGTAGCAGGTCTCTTGGACGTTTTATAGTCAATAACAAGATATTTGCCTGTCTTACCTTTTACTATACGGTCAATAATTCCGTTTACCGCGTAATCATCTATAACGTCAACACTGAATATTTGTTCAGTAGAAACGTGTTCGGTTAAAGTATCGTTAAATCTTAGAAAGTTTTCTAAGCATTTTATGATTTTTTCATCGGAATAACCATTAAAGTGATAATTGGGTCGTAAATTGGTCGCGAGCTCCTTTAATGATACTAGAGATGAACAATTTACGCCGTCCTCGAAAATCTTGTGAATGTACGACCCGAACTGAAGGGCGTCCTTCGTGGTATTCTTGTTGTACTCGTCCTTCAAATAGAACACGTACTTGTACATGTACTTGGCTTTACACTCGTCGTACACTTTTATCTTCGATGGGGAAACTTTATTTATAAACATATGCGAATTCCTGCTAATATCATTATAGACTATTTATCCGAGAAGTTTCCGGTTAATAAGCGGACAAATCGGGAATTCCTTGTAAACTCCTTGTTTGCTGAGGATTACAAATTCCACATGTCCATCAATTCCGATACAGGGTTGTGGCAGGACTTTAAGTCCGGGGAGAGGGGCAATTTCATTCAGCTTATATCTCACGTGGAAGGTATCCCGTTCCAGTCAGCCAGAAACTGGGTACGAAAGAAAATGTTAGACAAGCCGGATAGCTTGTTTGATGTGTCTAATATAGCAGTAGAAAATAAAGCCCTTGGAGGGAAAAGCATTACTTCCGAGTTTAAAGATTTTCGTATTTTTAATACTAAAAAAGATTTTAGTAGTAAATCAATTTTTCGTAGACTTGCTTCTCGTTTTGTTCGAGGTAGAAAATTATTAGGAAAATTTATGTTTTGTCCTAAAGGAAAGTTTTGGGGTAGAATTATTATTCCTTATTTAAAAGACGGTACCCCCTATTACTTCCAAGCGAGAAGTTTAAATGGAGCAACCCCTAAGTATTTAAACCCTAGCCGGGATGTTCATGGTGTGAAGTCCTCGGATGTCCTCTATCCTTTTGACAAGAACAAGGAATACGTCTTTGTCACTGAGGGACCCATAGACGCCATCACACTGCAAACAAATGGTATTAATGCTACGTGTACCCAAGGGAGTCGAATGTCCACCACGCAGGCGCGTGAGCTTCGTGGGAGGAAGATAATACTGTCCTATGACAATGACGAACCTGGACGTATAGGAATGGCGGCTGCTAAGAAATTACTTCTCGGGTGTCAGGAGAATAGGATATACGCGTGTGTACCCCCAAGGCAGTATAAAGATTGGAACGATTTTCATATCGTCGCCAAACCCGGTGAGTTCGATGACCATATAGTTAACTCTATATTTAAGCTAGACTTTGATTTCTTCGTTACTGAACAATTAGGCTCATAGGCGGACTTATATGCGTCTGCCCTAAGATGGTGCATTTAACACGCACTTGGTAGTTTCCAGGTATAACCTTCTCGTCCGTAGTA